CCAGAAGTTCCATTAGTACCTGAACTACCAGATGATCCTGAACTACCTGAAGTTCCATTAGTGCCTGAACTACCTGAACTACCAGAAGTACCATTCGTACCTGAACTACCTGAACTACCTGAAGTCCCATTAATACCATTTATTCCTGAACTACCTGATGTTCCATTTGTACCTACACCTCCACTAATTCCTGAACTACCTGAAGTGCCGTTAATTCCTGAACTACCTGAAGTTCCATTGCTTCCAATAAGTCCATTTGAACCATTAAGACCTGAACTACCTGAAGTCCCATTAATACCATTAACGCCTGAACTACCGCTTGTCCCACTTGTACCTGCACTACCACTTGTTCCTGAAGTTGAACCAGAGCCTGTACTAAACGCAACAATATCTTTAGATGCGTATATATTACCAGAGACATATAGATCACCATTATCTGTTTCATATGTATATCCACTAACTAATGATGTTGTACCAGAGAGTATTTTTACCATATGATTACCATCACCAAAAATATTTAATGTAGAACTTACTCCCATTGATGAAACTGTTCCACTACTATTGGTATTACTTGATAATAATAAATCACCTGTATAAGGTCTTCCATTTCTTAATGTGGGTACAACTACATATTTATCAATATTTAAATTGGCCATTTATTAAGTATAATTTTTTGAAATAGTTAAACTATCATCTTCTAATTGTTGTAATGTAAGATCTATTGTTGCTTCGTGGTAATCAATAACTGCACCCTGAATACCAAATATAAAACCACTCCAATAGTTATTGTATGTTAGTGTACCAAAAATATTTTCAATTCTATTTATTAAGCATTGAATTTCAATCATTTTGGAAGTATAATTTGAAACAATACTTCTTGCTAATAAATTTTCAACAATATCTGTTGTTCCAGATCTAATGAAAAATTGTGGGAAGAAGTAACTTCCGCTACTGTAACCTAAAATAGAACCTCGTTCAATTGGGCATAAAGTGGTATTTGTACCATATTTTAATTTAACATCATCACCATCATCTTTAGCATTTTTATTTATATAACTCCAGTATTCAATATCATTATTAGTTACATCATTATAGTTGGAATCCAAAATAGAAAATTTAATATCTTTCAATCTGAAATCACGAATTGTATTTGTTGTACCGTGTGCACCTATTTTAACTGGTACTTCACTACCAACTTTACCATTATAAGCTGTAAATCCATTGATAGAAAATGAAATTGTATTACCTACAAATCCAAATAATGGTATTATCACACTCGATGGTTTAGCATATCCAGATGAATAATCAGATGAATTGTTTAGGTCAATCCATTTATCTGCAATTGTATTTGTAGTCCAAACACCACCTGTTTGTGTTTTATCACAAAAATTCCAAGTGAAATAATATGAAGTTAATCCTGAATCATACCAATCACCACCATTTGCTGGCGTAAAACCACCCCACCTTTTATTTCCTATCATTAGATTAGTATAACATAAAACTCTATTTATTGAAGTTGTTGGTGTTTCATTCATACCATCGGTAGTTCTTATATAACCTTTTGCTTCTATTTTCAGGAAATAGGTAAAACTATTTGCGATTGATGTTGAACAATATGTGTTAGCACTTATTCCTCCACCTGCTGTACTTATATAAGCCAGATATTTCGGCATTCCAATTGGAATATCAGTATATCCAATATTACCACTGCTTGCTGGAATGAATACTGAAGTCAAACCTGTATTGGTGTAAAAATTTGAAATGTTTAGTGGGCTATTCATATTTGCATAATATGAATAATAAGTTTGCCCTACTGCTCCATTACAATCATTTGGAACACCAGTAGCATACCAAACTGAATAATATGAATTAGTTGGTAATGTTGAATTTGTAGATGGTGTTTGTATATAATTTGTTACAACTTTCGGTAATAGTTCTGGTTTATAAACAAAAGTGTTAGCTGTTAAACCAGAATAATTTGTAACTAAATATGTATCATTATTACCTTCATTTGTACCTGTACCGATTAACTTAGCGAACAGCCCGTATAATGGCAAACCAGAATATGTACAATTCCAATAATTAGAAGCATTATATAAATTTTCAGTCCACGTATTACTATATTCACCAAATGGACCAGTACCATTATTAAAACCAAAAGAAAAACCACTAAATGTTTCTTTCGTTGGATCGTAATCTATTAGTGTGTTTACTATGTAAGGTGAATATATTACTTTTTGTTTGTTTATTGGGGCTAATATATTTAGTGTTTGTGAATTAGATGCAAAATCAATTGTAGATACATCACCTAAGGCTAAATTTAAAGTTACGTTAGTTTCATAGGCAAACGTCGTTCCATTATATCTTCTGAATGTTTGATTATTTGCTTGAGCCATTGTATTTACATCAGTAATATAAATATTAGCGTTTATTATTTGAATATATGCTGAAAATGGTGCAAGTATAGTTTCCAGAACTTCACGACAATTCATAGGATTACCATCCTCGTCATAGAAATTTTCATTATTAGAATAAGTTGCTGATATTACTGTATTACCAGAATTTAGTGTAATTTCTGTTGATGTTGTTGATAATCCTACATATACAGCATTCCAAGTTATATTTAATTTTTGAAGTATATTGGTTATTATAGTCCAGTTATTTACATAACCAAAATATACAGTTGAACCACTTGTTAAATAATCCATTCTTTCTAATAATGCTAAACCATCATTACCAGTTAATGAAACTGTATAGTTGTTATATTCAGAAAACGGCTCGGTGTACAATTCAGAATTTAAATATCCAACCCAAAGTAATGATGAACCAGAATTAAAACGGATTTGGTAATCCATCATATCACTGGTGTACATATTTATAAAACTTAAACCAGTTACCGATACTACATTCATATCACAACCTGAACCTCTTACAACTTCAAATTTATTGTTTGTTGGTGAATAGGTTACTGTGAATGGATTATCATCAGCCTTTATTTCTTGTGCTGTTAATGTTGCTCCAGTATATTGCCATAATTCTGTAGTGAATCGTTTGTTAGTAATGTCACTAAATGTATAATAGTATTTCTTTTGGAATGTAGCCATTATGAAGTGTAACTTAATTTTTTGTTGTAATTATTCATAACACCAACTAATTGAGTGCCATTAATTTTGAATACAACTTCTTTTGAACCATCTAATCCAGTTCCTTTATTTAGCATTGAAAAAAGATTTGATTGTTGTGATCCGTTTAAGATCATTTCTCCCGAGTTTGCCATAATCGGAACATTATCACCTGAATAGTTTGAACCAGGAACAATACCGCCATATTCAAATGCACCAGATATTTTAGCAACATTTACTAATCCTGCTGCTATTGTTGCAGCCATTAGAATAGCACCAAATGGTGGTGGTGCTGAAGAAAGTGCTGCATCTGCTGCCATAAATGTATCTATTGTAGCTTTACTAATAGCCATTGCTTTATAAGCTATGGTGTTTTGTTCAAACATAGATTGACCTAATGCAAAAGTTTGTGACATTGCAGAAAGTTTATCCTTGTTTTGTTCTTCATCAAGTTTCTTGACACCTTTATCAAATTGTTCTTTTGTAATTTTTGTTTTATTTAAGTCATCAACCAATTTTTGATAATTTTCAGAATATTTTTCGTTTTTAAATTTTTGTAAATTATTTGCATTTGTTTTTTCGAAATCTATTAAACCCTGATGAATTTTCTTTGACCTACTTGCATAATCGTTTAATGGTGCTAAATCATTATTTAATGGAATTACTGGTAAATTTGAAACTACTGGAACTTTTGTTTTTGCTTCCATTTGTTTCATAGGTTTATTAGTTATAATATCATATTCATCATTTATCTGTTTTAATTCTTCTTTATCTTTTCTTAATTTTTCAAGTTGTGCCTCATCAACTACACCACCAGTTTTTAATACAGATAATATACTTTTTTCAATTTTTGAAATTTCTTCATTTAATAATTCATAAGCTGTTTTTTGTTTTTCTAATGCTTTTTGTTTATTTTCATCAGCTTTTTCACCCAACAGTTCTTCAGTAAGTCCCCCATGAATTAACTTATAATTCTTATCGCTATTTTCTTTTATTACATCAGATTGTTTTTTCATAGCAGCACCAACCCTATCAATTTCAGCCATAGTAGAATTATCTAATATAAGCTTCATACCTAACATTAAAGGATGTTTATTAACTAAATCCTGTTGTTCTTTTTGTAGTTTTTGAACTTCTCCTAATGTATTTATGGTTGAAAAATCACTTGCTTCACTGACATTAGCACCAACATCTTTTGCTTTTTTTATTGAATTATCTAATTCCTGATATTTTTTAACAGCTTCATAATTTTTTTTGGATTCTTCTGTAAATTTTACTAATCTTTTTAAATCATCCTCATTACCACCCCAATGAACATCAAAGTTCTTATTATTCTGCTCGATAATCAGATTATTCGTGCGGGAAAGAATTTTATTTGATTCAGTTGTATATGTTTCAGTTGCTAAATCTAAATTTCTTTGCATTTCCCCTTTTCTTAGTTCTAATGCACGTGCAAGTAATTTATCATATTCAGCTTTACCTTCTAAACCTTTAACTTTTGCTGCTACTAATTGAATTTTTATATCAGATATTTCTTGTTCTGCTTCACTATTTAATATATCTGTTCCACGTTGTTCATTATGAAGCAATTTCATGGTTTCAGCATATTCTTTGGAAGCCTTAATTGCCTTATCCATATTAACTAACAAATTACTCCAGTCACCATTAGCAATAGTTCTTAATAATGATTGCGTAGCACCATCAACTTGAGCCATTACAACTTCAAGTTTTTCGGCTGTTGTTTCATTGGATTCCATAATTTTCTTGAATCCTTCATAACCTAATTTAATAGCTTCAACTGCACCAGCCATAGTAGCAAGGCGTTTAATATGTTCTTCTAACTTACTCTCGTGAAATTCTGGTGGTTTTATTGATCCTTGTGCTTCAGATAATTCAGCAATAGATTTTTTTAATGTTTTAATTCTATCATTTATGGCTGCAATTTCTTCTGTAGATTTACCTGCAAAACTGATATTCTTTAAGGCTCCTAATGCTTTATTCATTTCACCAATATTACCAGTAGCACCTTCAACCCCAGTAATCAAATCTTTTACATTCTGTTTTACATTTTTAATTGAATTATTAAATGCATCATCATTTAATGATAATTGTGTTATTAAATTAAATTGTCGATCATTAGACATTATTTTGGTTTAATTTTTTTTCCATTTCCAAACTGTGTTTAATGAGTTCTTCTTTGGATTTTACTGGTATTTTTATTTCTTCTGGTTTTTTCTCCCAAGGAAATTTTAAAATATCTTGTGGTGTTAATGATGTTGAAGACTGTGATTGAATTACTGAATATGCTATATATCTTGTTTGATTCCACCTGTCTATAAAATCATCTTCGTGTTTTTTAATTATATATGTTACTTCATTTATATTCATTTCATCTAAAAAGTAATTTGGATGAATACCAGAAGTACATATAATACCATAAATATCAGATATCTTTAATCCTTTATCTCCGTTTTTTTTTCGTTGGAAGATGAAATTGTTTCATTAAGTTCATTAAATTTTCTAAATATCTCTGGATATTCATCAATTAAATCAATAAATTCATCAAATGAATAATTCCATTCTTTTATATTACTTCCTTTTAATGTACAGTATAAAAATGTAATTGTATCTTTCATTGTAGAAATATCAGAAATTTGTTTTCCAGTCATCTCCTCAAATAATAAATAGCACCTAAAAGATTGTTTTAATTTGTAATCAGTATCATTTATTTTAACTGTTATTGAATTCATACTTTTTTTTATTTTTATAAATGGAATTAAGACATTCAGTCTTAATTCCATTTTTTAATCACTTATTAAGTTCTTACTAATGCGCCAGTTCCTTCAATAGTTACAGTGAATGAACTATTATCATTATCTTTGGCGTTCAAGTCAAGTTTAGTTATATAACCAGATCCAGAAAGATATTTTGCACCAACTGTTTGCGGATAACCCATACCTGAAGTAGTTGTTACACCAAAAGTTATAGCTATTGGAGTTCTTGATATCAGGGTATCAAACAAATCGTTATATGTCCAACCAGATAAACCAATATCATTTGTAAATAGATTATCACTATCTACTGAAAAATTCATTCTTCCAGCTGCGGATTCTTCCCAGACTCCACTATCTTTAGAAGCAATTTTTCTTAAACTCATTGATGTGCTAATTTTACAAGTTGTAGCAAGAGCTATACATCTTTTTGTGCCTCCTGATGTTACGAATAAACATAGATCCGTTCCATTTATTGTATTTGCACTCATAATTTTTTATTATTTTTTTTTGTGCACTTAGTTAAAGTGCGTAACATACATTACCATATGTTAAGTATTCTGAAGAAAAAAAGAGGATATAAAATCAGCAGGTAATTGTGAATTCTAACGTGGCTATAAAGCCATCTGTTCCGTAGTTTTGTGAAAAATTTGATAACAAGGAATATGTAATTTCAACTCCTCCGTATGTTCCTTGCTTTAGTTCCAATGCACTTCGTACACTATCAGCTATTGAAATGCATTCAGAATAATTATCAGAAATAATATTTACATCTAAAGTGATTACATCATAATTGAAACCATCCTTTGTGTAATACGAATTCAGACTTTTTAAATCATAAGTAATAAAAGGGTTCATAGTTTCATCTGGGGCAAAAATTGGAAATATCTTGTCTTGTACGAATGTATGTAATGAAGTGTTACCGCTTAATAATGAATAAATTGATTTCCCTAATTGTAAACTCATTTTAAATTATTTCTTTTTTGGATAAGTTTGTTGAACTTATCTACTATATCATTGTAGATTGTCTCTTCTACAGATGATTCCGTTGATGCCAATGCATCGTCCCAGAAATTATTTCCTATTATCTTTCCTGTTCTATGCATTTTACCTTTTTTAGATTTGTATGATCTTTCCTTTGTACCAGAATTAACTATGTGTGCTAAATAACCACCTTTCCTTTTTATTGAACCTACATTTAGTGTTTGTGTGCTTTTGTCCATTGAAGTACCAATAGCAGCAGAAACGTGTTTGTAAGTACCTTTGAGATTACTTTGTGCTTCAGATATTATTAATAATGAAGCCTTTTTGAATGAAGTTTGAAGGATTTTAGTTTGAATTTCTCGATCCATATCTTCAAACATTTTTACAAGTTCATCAGTTCCAAAAATTTTCATCAATTTGTCTTGATCCATTCTCTGAAATTATTTTAGATTAATTGGTCTCCTAAATCAGTAGTTATATAACTGGTTATTTCTGTACCAATTTTATTTGATACTATTTGAAGTAATATAGAATCATCCGCACCCCAACTTGAAAATTCTTGTGCCGTTAAAACTGTGTTTATTTCAAAGTTTTTGTAAAATGAATTATCTGTAATTACACCAAATACAACTCTAAACTTTACTTCTTCTGCACCTGCGCCATAATTAGTGGCTATTACAGTCATAAAATCACTTTCTTGTGTTTCTGTTGTAAATGGGTCTATTTGTCTTACTGTTTTTGCTGTTGGATTTATATTTGCGTATAACATATATTTATTTTATTTTTTTAAAAAAATTCGAAGAAATCACCATTGGCATCAGGTGCTGGAGATAATGATAATACAATTCCCCTACCAATACCTGGAGTAGATGTAAATGTTATACCTTGAGAACCTGTTCCTACTGTATTATTTGTGTCACAAATTACTGATGAATAATTATATTGTCCTGATGTTCCATTTTGTCTATTTGTGGCGTTTGTTGTTATAGTATATGTTGAATTACTAAATCCAACTAACCAACAATTTGTAGAAACTACTGTAGTACTTACCAATAATCCTGAATTCATAGAGCCATTTGTTGTACCACTTGAATCAGGTTGAGATATTTGATAACAACCAGAATAAGATAATCCATAATATAAATCTAATGAACTTGTGGAAGTAATAACTATATTATTTGTTCCTGTTGAAGGATTAACCAAAATCCAAACATCCATATAATCATTACCAATTTGTGAAATTATATTAGTTAAACTAACACCATTATAAGTAACTGCTGTTGCGTGTACTGAAGAAGTATTTGTATATACAATTAATACAATG